TCTAATTTATCACAAGACATTAGACTAATTGCTATAACAATCATAAATATTATAGCAACTATCTTTACGACAAGTCTATTGTATTTTCTGTGTATTGAATGACCAAATATTATCATGGATACAACAACATTTCCTCTGCTTCTTTTTCTAATTGTTTTATTTGTTGTTTAAGATGTTTGTTTTCTATTTCATATTTTTCAGCTAAACTTCTTTGTTGTTTAACTTCTAAATATAAGGCTTGTACTTCTTCTTCTTTTATAGCCATGTTTTTTTTTAATTTATAAATTTCTTTATCTTTAGACGAACCAACTTCATTTTCAAAAGTTTTATCAAAATCAAGCATAATTAAAACAATAAGACTCCTAATATAAATCCAGATATAAACCATACAATTTCTGTACGATAATATAAAGACCAAATATTTACTTTTTTAATTATTTTTTTCATAATTAAAATGGTATCTCGTCATCCATATCATTCATATTCTGTACTGGAACAGCATTATCTGGTGCAGAGGGTTGAGCCTGTGTCATTGGTTGTGGTGTGTACTGTGGAACAGTTTGACCAATAGGTTTAAATCCATCTACATTAGCACTAGGCTTATAAGGTTTAATCATAACCAAACAAATAATCTGTTCAAGATTACCTTTTGCATATTGAGGTGGATTTTGCATTTCCTGTGTTTTAGTCATATACTTTAAAACATATCCAGCTTTAGTATATTCTTGAACTTCAGGTGTATTAAACCAATCATTAACTTGTGATAACCCATATTTTCTTTTGGTTAAACTACAAGTAAATTTCACTTTACTAGCTTCTCCACTATACTCATATTTAGGGCTTTGATTTCCTGTTGGGAATAATCTCATTGATAATCCGCAGAATGGTTTGTCAAATTTAGTTTTTTCGTACATTTTGTTTTCCTTTTTTTAGTTTATATTGACGTACTGACTCGTTAAACAACAACTCGGACTTATGACAACTTAATAATCCAAGAAATGCTTTTAAGTGTTCCTTTTTATATAAGACATGTCTAGCTTCAAAATCTCCACTATCTTTAGGGAGTCTAACTATATACATCTTATTTATCTTCTTTCCTGTTTGTTCTTCATAGGCCAACTTATATCCATGTAGTTGATGAACCATATTTAGAAACAAACCTTTTGAAGTTTTTATATCTATTAGCCATAGGTTATTCTGTGAGTCTTTAGCAATTAAGTCTAAAGTTCCACAAAACCCACGTTCAGAATATAAAACCTTTTCAGACTCAACAACTTTTAACTTATGTTTAGTCCAAAACCTTTTAAACTTCTCAAAGCAACTTAATATTACAGGGTCGCTTGGGTCAGTAAATTTCTCGCCTTTAAGCCACATCTCACAAAACTTATGCACCATAGAGCCAATATTTAAAATATTATCTCCTGTCTTTCTTGCATTAGATTTAGCATTAGTAACTATCTTTTGTATTTGATCTATTGGAATACCTGATCTTTCCATTTCAGTTTTAATAGCATTAACTTGGGTGTTAATCTTCCAATTCTCTAATGCTGGACTTGCTAACTTTCCAAGTAATGTACTCATTCCAACTACATAATCGTTGTTATGTATATAGACGTGCTTTTCTTCGTTAAACTCAATCGTATGGCCATGCTCTAGCTTATGTACTGGCATTATTGCTCTCCTTTTTTTTAGACCATTTTAATTGTTGACTCATTTTCATAATATCAGCAGTTATTAAATCACTTTTAATTAATTCAAGTTCTTTTAATATATGATAAATTTCATTTCTTTGAACCCAGCCACCATCATAAATATATTCTATTGATTTAATTACTTTATTTAATTGTTGTTCTGTTGTCCAAAGCACATCAAACATTGTTTTAGTTTTTTTTTTAACCATTATTTTCTCCCTTATATTGTTTTTTATTTTTAGCTTTAGAAGTAATTATCGCAGAATATTCTTCAATGTAATATTCGTGCTTATGTGAATTTCCACTTATTACTCTATCCATAGCTTTGATTCTCTTATCTTGCCACGAAATCTTGTCTTTGGATAAATCCATTCTCTCTCCTTTTAGTTAGTAATGTTAAGTCTTTCATTATAATTGGTTTAACCCAATAGTCAAAAGTAACATTAAAGTATTCTGACAAAGCTAATAGGGTAATTGGATTTGCTAAATTAGAACCCTTTTCATACTTTTGAATTTGTTGAAAACTTACATTAATTACTTTAGACACTCTTGTTTGAGTCATCTTATTAACCAATCTTATTTTCTTTAATTGCAATCCTATAATGTGAATTACAATCTTATCGTTATGTTCTCTACTAATATTCCATTCTTCTAATAAGTTGTTAATGGATATATTAATTTCTTCTATTGTATTATTTTTTTTCATATTTTCCTTTTTAATTTAGAACTGAATGTCCTCTATTCGTTAAACATTTTCTTATTAATGATTCTTTTTTAGTGTCCATAGTTGGACTCAAAGACCAATAAACAATGTTGCCAACAAAAGTAGTATTTTCTTTTGCTAGTGTTTTACAATGTTGCATATCGTTTGTTATTTCTTTTGCTTGGTCGTTATTAAATGTACCTGATCTTCCAGCAGTATCTATTATGGGTTTATACGCACACGCAGATAATAGGGTGCAAGAGATCGCTAGGGTAAGTATCGTTTTTTTCATATCTATTCCTTTTCTAATTAAATAATAGCTTCGTGAAATTTAACTTGATGTAATTTCCAAGCCACTACTTTTTTTTTCTCCTTGATTGCTAACAGCTTCTGCAACAAATCCTTTTCTCTCGTTATGAACTTGTCGTACTGTCGTTGCAACTTTGGAAGTTTCTTGTCCATTGTGCTTTCCTATGGTTGTTGTTAATTCACATAAGGGCATATCCTTATTAAATATTATATTAAATCTTTTAGATAGTTCTTTTGTGAATGTTGAGTTACTAGGTATTCTCATTATGCTCTCCCTTTGTGTTGTTCTTGTTTTATATTAAACTCATTTAACAAGTCTAAAAATTTTTCTATGGTATTAATTTTAATTTCTTTGCCATAAAACCAATCTTCAGAATTACCAAAAGGTTTAAATGGTTTATTATTATAAACCAAATTACAACCTTGTGATTGTACTTCAGCATCAACAGGAATTGTCCATCTATATATTTCTCCATTATCATTAGTATCATCATAATCTAATAGACCCTTTTGAACTAAAGAACCAAATACACCTTTTAATGTTTCAATACTAAATTTTAGACTTTCAATATCTATAAATTCAGAATTACAAATATGTGCATCTGTTCCATCATTGTTAGTAATTAACTCTTGTGCTAATAGAGTTTCTTTATCAGTTAAAGTTATCATGCTCTCTCCTTGTTTAGTGTTAGTTTTATTTAACATACAATAAATGTATAAGTTTTGAGTTGTATTGTAAAGTGCTAAAAAGCTAGTAAAATAGCCACTTTTTAACTTATTTAACCCCCACAAGTTTAATTTCTTGTTTTATTTACAAATCAAGTATAGAAAACGAATCAATTAAAGATATGAATATAAATAAAAAAATGTTAGAGAGAATTATCTCGCAAGAGATAAGTATTTATATTTTCATATCATATATACTATTGTGTTGGGTTTGGACTCTCTCCTAAACCCAGCACTTAAACAGAGAGGAAGATATGAAACAATTAGATATATTTGATACTGATTATAAATCGCACAACTATACCGATACTAGCAAATCTGCCTATAACAAACAAAAGCCAAAATTAAAGACTAAAAGAGAGCAAGTCTATGATCTTATAAAACTTAACGCATTAACTAATTATGAAATATCAGATGAGTTAGATATACCTTTATCAAGCTGTTGTGCTAGAGTTAGAGAACTACAAATTTTAAACTTGGTAGAAGATTCAGGTTTAAGACGAGAAACTAAATATGGAAAACAAGCGATAGTATGGAGAGTAAAATGACAATAATAAATAGACAATGGGCAATGCCTAATAAAAACACATTTTCAATTAAACCTATCAAAGATTTAATAGAAAGATATTTAATAGGTAAATGGATAGACCCATTTGCTAATGATAGTATATTCAAAGATAAATTAATTACTAATGATCTAAATTCAGAATATAATACTGATTATAATTTAGATGCTTTAGAGTTTTTAAAACAATTTAATGATAATTCTATTGATGGAATATTATTTGACCCACCATACTCTATTCATCAAATAAATGAAGTTTATGATGGTTTTGGTAAAATAAAACAATTTTCAAGATATGCACATGAGATTAAAAGAATTATAAATCCTAAAGGTTATTGCATTTCTTTTGGTTGGAATACTAATGGTATGCCTTATGAAATGAAAATTGATAAAATTAAACACAAAACTAGTTTTGAAAAAAATAAAAAAGAAATATTAATTGTAGCACATGGTGGTTGCCATAATGATACTTTAATAACAGTAGATCAAAAAGTGTAATATGGCAAAGAAAAAAGTAGCAACAAAAGCCGAGAGAGAGCATTTAAGTAAGGTTGCTTCTTTAGGGTGTCTGGTGTGTCAAAGACCAGCTAATGTGCATCACATAAGGCCTGTTGGCTTGGGAATGGCCATGAGATCGAGCCACTACCAAACTATCCCACTTTGCAGAGATCATCATCAAGGACAATTTAGTATTCATAACTGTAAGCAAGAGTTTGAAGCTATGTATGGTACAGAACACGAAATGTTACGAAAAACTTTAAAGGAAGTTGAGAGTATAGAAGAAGCAAATAATTTTTTTAATTATAACAATGGAGAGAACAATGGCTGAAATGAGAGAGGAACACTTTGAGGTAGTATCTAGTAATCGTGCTAGAGAATACGAAAAAACAAAAAAAACATTAAACATAATTAAGACACTATTAAATAGATACTCCAAAAAACAATTAATTGAAATGATTGAGAAAGAGAGTAAGTAATGGCTAAACGATCTGGTTATTTTTTAGTTTATAGGGATATATGGCGATCTCCTGTATTTAAGAATCTATTACAATGTAGTTGTTGGATATATTTTATATCATCTGCATCACACCAAGATAAGACATTAAAATTTTTAGGTAATGAGATATTTGTTCGTAGAGGAGAAATGATTATGCCTTTACGAGTAACTGCTAAAAGATTCGGTATGACTTATTCTGAAATGCGATCTTTTATACTACGGCTTGTGCGTAGAAAAATGATAAGCACTAGAACGACCCACTTACAGCCCACTAACAACCACAAGAGCAGAAAAGTAACTCTAATAAGCCTTGTTAATTATGACAAATATCAGTATGTAGATTCTGAACAACCACTTACAGACCACTTATCGCAACAAGTACTAATAAACAATACTAATACACATATACTAAATAGTAAGTCTAGCAAAGATAAGGGTGTGAATAGTG